AATAAAGCTTTTACGATGTTGTAATTTTGTGGGAGTACTTCAAGTTCTTGTACAATGTTATCTCTAGTATAAAGTGTTTTCTTTATAGGAGAATATACCGAAATACATCCATCTATTAATTGTAAGAAATCTTTATCAGAAGAAACGATTGTTACTTGTTTACCTGATGCTGAAGCTCCTAATGCTAAATCGGCGATAATATCGTCCGCTTCTAGCTTTTCCATCGTCAGGCTGTGTATTGGTAAGCATTCAAGATAATCTTTTAACCTATCTAATTGTGCAGATAGAGACTCATATTCTTCTTGCTTATTTTCATACATTCCCCAGTTAGTAATCCTTGTATGTTGCCTCTGTGCTTTGTAGTTAGGATCTATATTCTTCCTATTTGTAGAAGATCCTTTACCGTCAAATACACAAACCACTCTTGTAGGGTCAATTGTACGTACTAGGTAGCCTAGTGATCTTAAGAAGCCTACAAGACCACCGATATGGTGGCCTTGAGGGTTCATAGCCCTTAGAGTTGAGAAGCTACGAATAAAGGTATTCATAGAATCTATAATCAATAAATGATCGTTTAACTCTCTAGGCGGGGATTCTTTAAGGTTGTTTATAATTTTACTATAGTCCATTAATCGTCTAGTAGGTTTGGTAGGATTTCATCTTCTTCCATGTCACCTTCTTCGACTAAACTAAAATCAATAGATCCTAAAAGTTTCAACCAGTGTTCTTTGTGTTGGTCTTTATACTTATCGATTGCTTTCTTATCGTCAGCAATAAAACCGTGAGGGGTCATTACAATTCTTCCTCTTGTTTGTACTCCTTCGATATGGTTCTTCTCAATCTGTATATTTGTTCTTTTAGCAAATTCAACCTGTAATCCGCTTTTAATAGCTTTAATCTTAGAGGTACCTGGGTTAGTGATGTTTCCAAAAGTGATTACTAATGTTGCATCATACCACATCGACATACCGCCTTTGTTCTGTAACTTCGGCTGTGACATCGGTGAGTCTGGTTTCTGTGTCCATACTTTGTTAATTGCTACTAACGTATTAGTGTATGGACTTCCTTCTTTTCGAGATAACAAGATCTTTTGATTCAAGTTATTTCCAAATTGAGTTGACATTGCACCTGCATTCCATTCGTTATTATTCTTATTAGAACGTACTGAAAGATCACAAGGTACAGAGCCTACTGAATCCCAGAAGAAACATAAGTCATGTGGTAAATTACCTTTAGCTTGTTCGTCTAAAAGGTCTGCTATATAAGATGCTACATCTTCGATAGTGTTTAATGTACCTCTATCTGCATAGAGGAAGAAACCTTCGTAGTCTGTAATCTCTCCAGTTGATTGGTCAATAACTTCCTCAAACTGTAAGCCCATCTCTTTAGCATGTTGCCATGACCATTTCATCTCGGTAATAATTAATACCGGTAATATTCCTTGCTTTTGGGCTGCTACTGCAGCTTCTAACAAAGCAGTTGTCTTACCTGTATCACTATGACCTCTTAATAAGGTAATATGTCCTGTCGGAATACCTGGGATAGATGTAATGTCTTGGAAAGCTTTTGACAAAGGTATCCACCCTTGCTCTTTAAACTTCACCGAAGCATTAGCAAATCCTTTCTTCTTCTTGAAATTACCTAGATTAAAACCACCCTTTACTATAGCAGCTGCTTTCTCTGCTGTTGCGCTTTTTGCCATTTATTTTATTCGTTAAAAAGGTCATCAAATTTACTTACCGTGTCTTTCAATCCAGGAGTTGCAGTCTCTAATGAAAAGTCAGTTGCGTGACTTCCTAAAGTCTGAGTCATGGAGTTAGATACTTCAGGTGCTGAAGCAGCTGGAGTTTCGTCCTCTGCTGAACCTGGTGTTAAGTAATTCTGTAATTGCTTTTTAATGAACTCATAATCGTATTGAGTATGAATCTCAACAGGGTGTGGCTGGTTCTTTAACCATAAATCAACTTGCGCTGCATCTGTCGATAGCGGAGTTTGTTTAGGTCTAATACGAACCGATGTGGTTGGGTATGGGTTACCAGCAGCAACTTCTACTACTAAGTCCCATCCGTTCATTACGTCTGTGTAATCTCCTACTTCTTCGTCTTGAGCTAATGCTAATAACGCTTTGTAGATTGTTACACCAAATCCCCATAAACGAACACCTTTATCTTCTTCACCTTTTACAATAACAGGTGCGAAAATACGTGTCTTGGGGTTAAGTTTACCGGCTAATGTCCAGTTATCCTTATCTGAAGTCTTCTTTAATTCCTTAATAAACTCTTCAATAGGATCTTGTTTTCCGAAGTTAGATAAAGCGGCCATAGGGTATTTACCAATTCCATAGTGAAACTTCACTTCCTTAAATGGAAGATTAGGATCATACATAGAAGGTACAATACGAATAGTGCTCTTACCGATTTCGGGTTTCCAGAAGGTAGCTGAATAGTCTACTTTCTCTCTTTCTTGTCCGCCGTTGTTTAACGCAGACAGCTTTGCTTTGATTGCATCTAGATTCATAATATAACTTTAATTGTTTATAACTTATTAAATATACGAAATTACTCTCAATTATCCAACTCTACGATCTTAAATAATTTCGTATTTACTCTTTTTAATTCCGGACCTTTCGTTAACAGAATACAGTTTTTGTAGTCAGTCCAGTTAATTTTAAAAGAAGTATCTAATACTCCGTTGTTAAGTTCTTTGATTAGGGTATTCAGGGCATTAATCGTATATAAGGTATTCGCTTCTTTCTTTCGATGCACTAAGATAGTGTTATCAATAAAGTTAGAAACATTACCAAAATCTACATTGTAGGTGCAGATGTACTCGTCTTGACTTTTAGAATACAAAACGAATATTTTATTATAGATAATTCTATATTTTTGTACTATATTTTCTATTGTCGCATCCAATTCCTCTCCTGTCGAGAAGGTGCAAAACAGCTTGTTACTCATATCCTCAGTTAAATATATTTGATCGATATCGTAGTCGAATCGATTTTGAGACATAACATTTTCCATTGTATAATTATAAATATTAATAGGTTTTACAAAACCAGGTTTTCTGATGTTTTTATTTTAACTGGGTATTTTTTATTTTCGCTTAATATTGAGGCTAACTCTGTAAGTATATGCTCTCCATCTTCTTTAGCATAATCAAAAAGTATTGCATCGTAGGTGTATAAAGCTATTTTTGTCTTCTTATCTCTAAGATACTTTAACACTTCTTTCAAGATAAGAACATTTCTTGCAGTTTCCAACGATTGCATGATATAATTCATAAGTTTCTGCGGATGCATTTCCTTCAAGTGTTTATTGAAGGGCTTATTACTAATAGGAGTTCGTACCTCTCCTTTAGAAAACTCATCCCATAACTGATCTATATATTTGGTTAACTTAACGAAGATCTCTAAGTTCTTATACCCTTCAGGTATTCTTCCGTAGATAGCTTGAAAGTTTATCTGCTTAGCTTGTGCATACTCTTCTTCTGTTAAATCCTCTTTTCCAAAGTAGTACTTACCTAAAGCTTTATGAGCGGACTCTCCTTCTATCTTAAAGTCAATCTGTTCTGATAGTAATCTTAAATGATATCCATCAAAGTCAAATTCTACAAAGCAATCATACTGTGGTATAATAGCTTTTCTAAACTCTTCTCCTTTTGGTATAGCGGCGAAGTTCACACTATTAAAAGCATTAGTTGGTCTAGATGTACTATTATATAGATTGTAATATGTGTAGGTAATATTATCTTTTATGTTATACTTTGGTGTATTTGGCTTAAATAAGTCTACAAATGGCTGGTATACTACTCTAAGTCCGTGTTGTTCTAGTAAGTAAAAGACTTTTACAGCAATGTCGTTGTAGAATTTAAAAGTAACATCTTTAGGTTCTTCTATATACTTTTCGATTGCATCAAATACCTTTTCACTTTGTTCGTGTAATTTAGACAAAGGTACTATCTGGTTAATATTATCAAAATCTTTAAACTTATTATAGAACCAGTTTATTGTTGATAATTTACTCGGAAGTTCTATCTTATCATAGTACCAAAAAGCTCTCCATAAGTTTATATCTATTGCATCTATAAGAGGAAA